CAAATCTAACAGCAAAACCGCAGGTCAGACGGCAAGTCGTGATTCCCATTAATTCAATCCAAGTTTCATCGTATCCGCCATTTATCATATTGACATCCATCCAATGTATTCTGAATTAGGGTTATCAATTAGCCATTGCTCACGCAATTGGTTCTGGTAAGCCCAATCTACATCTGTATCAGAGCGCATGTGTAGCAATCCTTATCCATAAACATCCACGCACCGCATTTGGTGCATCGAATAACCGGTTCAACACTGTCTTTTGTTTCAGCGAGATTCTTTGTGCCAACGGCTTGACATTTAAGACATTGATAAACCCTGAAACCTTCTGGTGTCGAGTATTTATCAAGCCAGATAAATTCAGAATTGGCTGAGCAGAAATTGCACCTAAACTTCATCGAACTTTATGCAATCCTGAGTTTTTCAAAGCTGCAACATTTTCTGCACCAAAGGCGAACAAAACTGGATTAAATGTAATGGGCTTGGATTTACCATCTGGCAATTCAAATTTGAGATTATGTGCAACTGGCATAATCGCATCAGCCTCATTCCATAATTTGAACCACCATTTACCTCTAGTCATTGGCAATAATGCTATCCCAAATCTATGGTAAATAAACTTTTCGACCCATGGAGTCGGTTGGGAGTAAGGCGGGTTGCACCATACATTTCCAAACCAAGGTTGTTCCAGTCCATTATCTAAAATGGTGTATTTATTCAAAGCCGGAACATGAGTGTTGATATTTAATGGGGAACTAACATCCAAAGTAAATTGAACATTTAAGGCATCAAATATCCATTTAGGAGTAAAGTGTTCATCTCCAGCTGAAATATCGCTTCCTTTAGCCATCTTTACTAGCCCACCCAGTTCCTCTAAGTATGAATGGCACAGCTGTATAAATCCTTCTCATTTCTGCGCCACATACTTGACATTTAGGGATTTTATGATCCATTGGCAAATCCAATACAATCGTCAATCCCTCACCGGCACATTCATAATCGTATTTAGGCATTATCTGGCACTCCATGCACAGGATAAGGAATCCGATTTATGGTGTGGCAGTTGAAGCATCGAAGCAGATCGCCCTCGTGAAGTAATCTGTCATCATTGCAGCAATCGCAGAATGTCGTTGATGGTTCTACTTTAACTCCTGCATCTGTAAAGGTAGCAGTTACACCAGAGCCATCAATGATTTGTAATTCACCCATTTATTCACCTCCTTCAAAATACCATTTTCCATTAGCTGTAAGTTTTGCCCACTTGGCTTCGCATTGTTTTGCTTTGCAAACATAACCATAATAAGGCTTACCTCCTTTTGAGATTCCTTCTTTCAAGATATGACCATGCTCGCATGCAGGTGGCTCATTAGGTGTTGATGATCCGATTTCAGCAACCACATCACCAACTGACCAAACTACTGGTTCAGGCTTTTTATCAGCTGCAAAACTATCTCTTAGGATTGTTTCGATCTGAGCTGATTTAGTGCCGGGTTTGCCATACATGTTTTGCCTTGATTCCAACTTTTCTTTGAATGAGGGGTTGGCTTCAACCTTTCGCATGTCATCTTTTGTTGCAGTCTTGTCAGACCCTTTCAATAAGATTATCGCCCTTCCAAGCGAGGAGGTAGCGGTATCTTCCACATAAAATTTCTTCATGTTAGGGATATAAGTTTCTCTTGATCCAAAAGCAATGTTGCTTACAGCTGGTGATGGATCTGTTGCATCACGCCAAAGCGTTGCTTGCACCAAGATATAACCTTTTTCAGCATCATGACTGATTACTGATATGTCTGATCTACCCATCGGATAATTAGCAATAAACCATTTGTTTAGCGTTGCCACATCCTCATAGTCCTCAAGATTAAATGCCATTGTTAGTCCTCCCAGTTTTCATCTTTGACGGCATCAAGCACAGTTTTATAGACAGATCCGTAGGCAATGAAGTCTTTAATACTGTCCTCGTGATCTGGTGTTTCTGTAAGCCTAGAAACCTTAACGAGTGCCATGCATAATGCAGCTTGGTGTGGTGTGATTGGGAAGTCGAGATATGCAGACCATAAGCCCGCAATTCTTTTGTGATTGTAATATGGGTGTCCATAGACACTTCCGCGCTGATGGATCGTAGTAATGACCTCATCGAACAGAGCCTCAGTTGTGCTTTTCATAATCAAACACTTCATCAGACTTGCGCTTGGTTTCAACCATTCGGCGATGCATATCCCAGCCATCTTTGCGCCCACGCCAATAAGCTGTGCTTTTAGCGTTTCCCAATGATGAGTAATAAAACATGATTGCAAATACTGCTGCAAAGAATATCCAAGCAGCTTGTAGATCGGTCATAATGTTGCTCCCTTACATATCCACAGACCCTCTGTGAATACATAAAGTTTGACCTAAATCAAGTTATTTATCTACCTGTGTGTCGGCGTGTTTTATAACGATTAGATAACGCCAAGAGCCTCAAATTGATCGATATGATCATCAATCGTACGATCCCGATAGTCGGTTTCAAGCCCCATAAGACTTTCTATTATAAGTGAAGCTGCCATCTTTGTTAATAGGAATCATCGTAGGGGTCATATTTTTGCCATTCCATTCAAGCACGACTATGCCCATTTGCCAATTAGCCAAGCCTTTTGTATAGGAGGCTTTTGCCCTATTCATAAGGTTGCCTGTTTCAACCCCGTAAAGGGGTCTATAAGCCCCGTAGAGCCCCTCTGAGTAGGCTGACATACCTAGCCTATGGGTATGCCCACAAACCACGCTCTTTCCTGCCTTTTTGGCAAGATTTAAGGCAGTCTGTCCAGCGTTAGGATTCATGTTGCCTTCATCGCCATGAGCCAAGATCCAACCTTTTTCAAACTCATAGAATTGCTTATGAAAGGTAATGCCTAAAGAATCAAAATCCATGAACTTGGCATATTGCAGTTCTGGCAGGCTAATTAGCCCCGGCACTTTTAGCAATGTATTGTAAAGGCGATCAGTATGGTTTGATCGGATGATATGGGCTTCCTTGGAATGTTCAGTTAATGCCCACAGGATTTCTTGAGTAGCAGATCGATCATCATTTAATGTCTGCTCATAAGCCAATGGGGTTTTCTCACTCCAACGGCTAATAGTTTGAAAATCGATTTCATCACCAACGCACAGCACAGAATCAAAGCGTTCGCGTTTGGCTAACTTAATTACATTTTTGACAGCTGCTTCATGGTGGTATGGGATTTGTAAATCCGAAATAACCAAGTATCGCTTAATCGTCATCCTCATCGTCAGTTGGATCTATGGATGGGATGATCCCACCATCGCCCACAATCCAATCAGGGAAAGTCTTATGTTCGGTCATAAGCCAGAAAGCGTGCTCAGGTGTGAATCCTGCTTTTCTAGCTGCCTTATAGCATTCATGTAAAGCTGTGTAATGTTGATCTAATTTAGATAACGGCTCAGGAGTGTGGCGAACGACGCGACGATTGATCTTTTTCCGTTTATTAGGTTTTCGTGTGTTCGCCATAGCAGAAATTATCGCTTGCTGATTAAGACAAACAGATCATCGACACGCTGTTCAAGTCTTGAAATTTGATCTTTCATTGATGAGCCTGAGTTTGGTTTTAACTCTGACAAATAAGATTTAATAACCCAGCGCAGACCCAGCAACAAACTGGTTGCGATTGCGGATACGCCAACGCCAAAGGCAACTATTTCGTTTGCGGTCATTTCGCATTAAGTCCGTAATCAGCTTCGCTCCCTGATTTTGGATCTAATGCCTTGGCTAATGGTGCAACTAATGCTCCAGCCAATACTGCTAACTCTGGTCGAATATCAGCCACAATTGCCAATGCAACAGTTATGCCTGATGCTGCCACAGCTCTTAGGTAAGACTTGATTGCTGCCTTGTGTTTGTTTGTTAGTTTCATGCCTTGCCTCCTAGTAGTGGGATGTTAAAGAAATCTGAATTGTTATCTTGGTCTTTGTTAAAGCTGATGTGAATGTGGTGATTGTGTTTATTGATGCCTTTGTATTTTCTCCAACGCCAACCCAATAAAGGTGATGCAATTTTCTCCTGGTGAATCACATAACTGATGCGCTTAGAGGTTTTCCCATATTGTCGAATTTGATCTGCCAAGTATGCTGAAAGCCCTTTGTCGTCAGAAAGCCGAGCGTCAATATCAATTGCTCGCACGCATCCATTTGCATCTGGGTTGTGGTCGGATTTTCGTGCGCTATGTCGAGAATCACCAATCCACCCATCAGATTTACGCAAACGCTCTGGGAAGGAATCATCTACTTGCTCTCTAAATTGAACAGCAGATTTTGATAACCAAGGTTTCATTAGCCAAGCAAAACTTGTAGTTCATCAGCTGTCAAACCTAAACGATCGGCAATGGCTTGGCGTGCTGCAATTTTTGCTTCCAATTCAGCTTGGCGTGCTGCTATTTCAGATTCACGCTTTTCTCTGATTTTCTTTTCAGCTGTGGTTTCATCACGCTCAACAATTGATTCCTCGCCTGTTTGAACATCAAATATTTTTTCAACAATTTTCATATTATGCTCCATATACATAGACAGTTCCAGCATCAAAATTACCGCTAGAAGAAATTAAAGTGATTGAGCTGATTGCAGAACTTCCAGCATAATAGCCGGTAAAATTGTAAGGCTCTGGAGCAGTACCCCCAGCAGTTGATGCAACTTGAATTGGTTTAATTCCTGAAGTATTTGTTCCCTCAATCGTAGCAACAAAATTACCATTTGATGATGCTGGTGTTCCGGTGTAAAAAATATCCCAATATCCAATGCTGCCAATACCTTGATTGTATTGTGCTCCGGCACTTGAACTGTTATTTATTCCAAAACCTGTGTAATTGTTAGCAGTTGAATCAGCGTTTAATCTTAATCCCATGCCAAAATAACTTGATGTAGTTGATGCTCCTATGCAATAAATAAACAATTTATTTTTTCCAGAAATGCCACTTACTGTGATTTCTGTGGCTGAAGTTAAAGATGTGCCACCAGCATTAATTAAAGTAAAATTGTCAGATCCGCCAGCAGGTGCAGCCCAAGTTGGAACGCCTCCTGAAACAGTTAAAACATTTCCTGTTGATCCAATGGCTAATCTAGTGTTGGTGTTTGCTGTGGATGAACGATATTCAATATCGCCAAGTGTTGTTGATGGGTTTAGATTCTTGGTTGTTGTGTCAATTGAAGTTCCAAGTGATCGGATTGCTGCTGCACCATCTTTAACCAAAGCGGTATCATCTGGAGTAGTCCAGCTGTAGTTCGTAGTAGTTGCCATTTTTCTCCTATTATCAGGCTACGATTGTAGCGTATTCCCATGTCAAAGTATTGCTTAAAGTGTTCCATGCCTCAGCTGCTGAAACGGCATTCCATCGGGTTGCAACTTGGCTAAAGGCAACTGGCGATAAATTGATAGTCAAAAACAACTCGTTAAATCGAGTGCTCCAAGACCACCCCTCAACATAACCTTGGAATCGACCCAATGAAATCTGTAAAGGTAAATTTTGAATATCTAACGGCTGACCCATAAATATGGTTAAAAGGTTATCTCGATCGGAGTCATCCATTTCAGGATTGGTAATTGGAAAAGTTATTGATTGAAATACTGGCAACGGAAAGGCTCTTTGAGCGATATATCGATCGGCCACCTCTTGCGCACTTGTAGCATCATGTAAAACTGTGTTAATGCTTTCTGATTTGTAGCCATAAAGGGCAATTGATGATGCACTGCTAGCAGTCTTTTGAGATCCATAGTTATTGCCGTAATTGATATAAATATCATTGCGAATATCACCTGATCGAGTAATGGTTGATAAACCTTGACCTAAAGCATGGTTGGCATCTAAATCAACATAACCATTGGCTGTTAAATAAGTTTGGCGATGGTCAGCATCAGCATATCCAATATCACCATTAGGAGATTCATATATATAGCCAAAAGCACTATTGGCAATTAAACTCACGATATTGTAAAGAGTATCTGGCTCAGCTGCTCGATTTTCCATGGTATAAAGTCCAGGAGTATCAATTTCACCTAATCCCTGATTTTCTGCATTTGCCCAAGTTGTTGTTGCGTTATATGTTGCCCAAGTTGTTGATGACGGCACATCATTCCAAGAACCCAATAAAAGACTAGATAACAAATCATAAATTTGGTTGCCATCCTCATCTTGAGCAATTGTGCCTGTGTAGATTTCTTTGGCAAGTTTGACCAATGAACCCATTGCCAAGATTGTATAATTGACCACAGTAGCCAATGATCCAGTTGATCCAACTTCAACAGTAAGATCGGTAATATCTCCACCAAATATATTTACATAAGATCCAGTGCTGTTTTTGACCTCTAAACTTAAACTGTCGTTTATTGCAAAAGGTAAAGTTTGACCAGATAACGCAACAAGACTAATTTGCAAATAAGATGGGTTTGGCTGAGAATAAATATCATCTCGACCCGCTTGATGAGTTATGTCAGCAATTGCAATGTCTGTGTAATCAACCCCAGCAACTGTGAGTTTCCAGTCAGGTGTCCAGACAGTCATTAGCCACCCTTAATGCCTGAATTGTAAAGCTGTGGAACTGACCTTTGTGCGCTTTGATTCAATACCTTGGCAACAGCTCTTGCTGATCCTTCAGGATCGACTGATTGAACTGTGATGTTATTTACTGTGGTTCCGCCTCTTGCTGCCCCAGCAGCTAATTGTTGGGCTGTTGCTACTGTGTTTGCAGCGGTCGCTCCACTTGTTGCAGCTGATGAAACTCCACTTGAAGCTGAACCTATATTTGGCAAAATTGGAATTGCATTATAGGCAGCAATTAAAGTTTTAATCGCAGCCAAGGCAACATCGACTGCAGTTTGAATTCCTTTAATGACGGCAGCAATAATGTCAATAACTGTGCCGGCAATAGTTCCTACCGTTTTTAATGCACCACCCAAAACATTTACTAAAACTGGAACAACATAATCAACAATAAATTGACCAAACTCTTGGAAAGTTTCTTTGTTGTCCATAATTGCTTTTTTGATCGGCTCAAAATAAGCAGCAAATTCTTGTAGTCTAGGAATTATTTGTTCAATAATTAACTTAACGAAAGCCTCAATAATAGGCAAAAGTTTATAGCCAATTTCCTCTTTGGCTTCCTCAAAGGCTTGCTTTAATCGATCAATTCTCCCTTGGAATGTTTCAGCGTTTGCTGAGGCTGCTCCACCATAAAGATTGGTTAAAACCTTTGTGGTTTCATTAAAGTCCATTGCCTTAGCATCTGCTTGGCTTATACCAATGCCAAGTCTTACTAATTTAGTGTCTTGCCCTTCATAGGCTTTAGATAACGCTTCAACTACTGACCCTAGGTCTTTTCCAGATCCTTTTGAAATATCAATTGCCATTGTAAGCAATTCTTGAGATTTAGTAGCATTTTTAGTAGATACGGATAATCTCTGGAAAGATTCTCTCAATTCATTATCGGTAATACCTGTGGCTAATTGAGTCTTTCTAATGTATTCCTCAGTAGCCTTTATTTGAGCATCAGTAGCCCCTGTGGCAGACTTTAAGGCAGCAGCTAACCTAAGTTGTGCTTGTTCATCCTCAATCGCTGATTTGACCCCATCAACGGCTAATTTGCCGGCATAGGCAACGGCAGCAGCGCCAGCAACGGCAAATGCAACAGCAGCTTTCTTTCCAAACTCTGCAATCTTGCTCGAATTTTCTGCGACCGCTTTATCTGCTTCGCCAAGTTTTTTCTTTAGATCATCAACATCGGCAAGGATAGATAATTTAAGCGTTCTACTACCGGTTGCCATTAGACCCATTCCTTAATAATTCGATCAAAACTTTGTTCCCACTTGTTAATCAATTCAGGCTGAATTCTGCGAAGGGTTGGATAAATGAACCATCCTCGGGATCCACGACCCTGCCTCCCAGAATAACTGGGAAACTGTTTGAATTTATTTGAACCAAACTCAATGCCACCCCATAGGGTTTGCGTAGTAGCACCACCTGAAAACTTTTGTCTTGCAAAGCCGTAGCTGAACTCACCGATCTTGCTTGATTTAGAAATGCTAACGCCATCTGCGACTCTTTGCGCAACTTTGCCAGCCTTTGTTCTAGATCCAGCTGCTTGCTTAATTTCCTCTGATGCAAAATACGCCAAAGCAGCAGATTGCGCTCTTGCTTCCTCAGTAGCCTGATCATCCATAAGTTTGAAAGCCTTGTAAATATCACGAAGGTCGGCTTTGTTGTAAGCAATAGTTTCATTTGCCATGCCTCGCCTCCAATATTTCGATTGCTGTTAAAATGTCCTCGGCTTCAACCCATTCACTCATTGGTATTTGTGTGGCTATTGCCAACTCAACCAATAACCTGTTTAGGCTTCCTGCTTTGTGGCTTTTGGGTCTGCATCACCAACAATGACATCGGCTACTGTTTCCATCCAGATATCCATTGGCTTGATTGGTTTGGATCCACCAAGTTCTCGCTTATGTGCATGATAAGCAAGAAACATAAGATCCCAGATACCCAGTTTCTCACTCGCTTGCCCAATGGTGTTTCCTGTCTGCTTTTCCCATTTTGCCCACTCAGGCGGTTGGGCTACATAAGTGGCTTGCTCGCCTGAGTTATATTCAATTGTGATTGGTAGTTTCATTTTGCTCCCGTTGTTAGATTTTAACTAAATGTTTCTGAAACCTCACCGCGTGCAACTTGGAAAGTGAAAGATACTGTTTGAGCATCTACTCCTGAGCCACCTGCGGTTGGATATACAGGTAATACTGGAAACACGAATTGTGCTCCAGTTGCAGCTGTAAGTGTAATTGAAATTTCTGAATTTGGTGAAGTATCGCATGCAGTCCATAGAGCCTCACAAACTGAGTTTGTTTTGCCCCAATCTGCAAGCATGTCCAATTGGAATGTTCCAGAAACATTAACTACTTTGTAGGCTTCGCCATCAAGTGTTTGGTAAGTTTGGCGATCAAACTCTTTGGTTAATACTGCGTTGGTCGCTTGCGCTTCGATATCTGTTCCACCTGTGAAAGACAACGAAATATCGCGACCGGTAATTACTGTGGTTGCCATGATTTCTCCTTATGCGGTTTGTGTGTAGTAGGTGCTAACTCTGATATCTGCTATCAGAAGCGTGCTTGCTCCAACTTGACTAACTGTTGGTCTTTCGACCGAGCTGACAACATATCCGCTAGGGATAACTGCCAGAACACTCATTATTAACTGCTCGATATTGTCGAGCGATGCAGGATTGCTGTTATATGCAACTGCAACTGAAATAGTAAAATTGATTTTGGTATGGATTGTGCTTTTGTTGATTGTTTCTAATTCTAGGTAAGGTGAATCTGGAACTACCACCACAGCTGGTGGAATTACGCTTTCAGGCACAAATGAATAAACATTTCCTGCAACTCCTGCCAAAGCGGTTGCAAGTGGTGTTCTAACTTGAGAAAGAATAGTTGAAGCTGGCATTTATTGAGCCATGCCTTCGGTGTCAATGTATGCACCTAACAAGCCAACGCATTTGTTGTAAAGCGATCTCCCCATACGAAATGGCGTGCTGGTGAAATCAACACCCTCTATTTGTCCTCCGCCTGCAAGTCTTGCTTGGAAAACTTCGACTGAAACTGTGTAGACGGCTGATTGAACAGCTGCATTTCCAACATAAGTTGATCCGCCAGAAAGGGCAGCAACTCCGGATGGGATGACATTAGCCTCGAGTAGGTCGGCATTAGTGATCGATTGCGAAAAGGTATATTGTCCAAGATTATCTGCCAACACAACTCTTGTTCCGTTGTAAGGTGATCCGCATCCTGTGATGACGACTGATTGTCCTTCGGTGAATTCATGAATTCCTAGTGTAGTAAAAGTAGCGACATTATCTGTCAGCGATACTGATTGAATTGGGCTCTTGAATGAAACGAGCATTGGCAGAATAACAGATTCTGCGGTATCAATAATTTGATCTAAATATGCATCATTGTATAAAGATGATGACACACCAAGCACGCTTCTCAACTGTGTGGCTGTAATTATGCTTGGCATGTCATCTCCTTACTCCCTTAATGGATGCCTAGGATCGGGAGCAACCCTAGGCACTCAGTTAAATTGATTAGTTCTTGTTGAAGTGAACTGATCCGTTTGCAATCTTT